AGATAAAGAGAGAACAGCCGTATGTTGCCTTTCATCGGTCAATTTAGAATATTATGATGAATGGAAAAATGATCCATTGTTTCTGCGTGATGTAGCAGAAATGCTTGACAATGTGTTACAGTATTTTATTGATAATGCACCAGACACAGTAAAGAGAGCCAAATATTCTGCTATGCGTGAGCGTTCTATTGGTATTGGTGCATTAGGTTTTCATGCGTATCTACAAAAGAATAACCTTGCATGGGAATCAGCAATGGCAACTGGCGCCAACATTAAAATGTTTAAACATATTAGGACAAAATTAGATGAAGCAAATAAACAACTTGGTTCAGAGCGTGGTGAAGCTCCTGATGCTGCAGGTACCGGTCTACGTTTTAGTCATATGCTTGCTATTGCTCCTAATGCTAGTTCATCCATCATCATGGGTAACACTAGCCCTTCTGTTGAGCCTTTTCGGGCTAATGCTTATCGACAGGACACATTAAGTGGTTCTTATCTTAATAAGAATCGTTATCTAGACGCAATCATTAAGGAGAAATGTGATGCAGATGAAAAACTCGATTATAATGAGATTTGGTCATCAATCATCGCCAATGATGGAAGTATTCAACATCTCAACTTTTTGGATGAATGGCAAAAAGATGTGTATAAAACCTCTATGGAAATTGACCAGAGATGGGTCGTGGACCATGCAGCTAACAGACAGAGTTACATTGACCAGGCTCAATCGGTCAACCTCTTTTTTCGACCAGATGTTAATGTAAAATATCTTCATGCAGTTCATTTTCAAGCATGGAAACAAGGCCTAAAAACACTCTATTATTGTCGTAGTGAGAAATTGGCCAAGGCAGATAAAGTAAGTAAAAAGATAGAACGCCAAGTGATTGAAGAAATTGATTTGAAGGCATTGGCCACAGAAGAAGTGTGTTTAGCTTGCGAGGGATAATATGCAATGGATTGAATCTTTAAAATATGGTGTTGATGTAGAAAAATTAAGAACCACTTTAGAAGATGTTAAAAAAGTTGGACCAATGGTATTTCAAGGCGAAGAATTTGGTTTTAATCGATTTGGTGGTTGGAACTTACAAAGCCGCACAGGAGATTACCGTGATGGTTTTCAATGGGGTGTTGAGAAGTGTCATCGCAAAGTTTGGAAATCTGGCACATTCAACTATCATTTAGCAAAGTTTTTAAATTATTCTATGCCATTTGAGCATAAAAACAAAACAAATGCTTGTATTGGACCTTTCAATGATGTTCTTGACTTTTTAGAAACAAAAGGTTTTTACCCTAGACGGTTGCGAATAACTTGTTTAAAACCACATTCTAGAAGCGTTATTCACCGAGATGCCTCCGATAACAAATATTTGGCACGAATACACATACCTTTAATCACAAACGAAAAGTGTGTGCATTGGACAGAATATGGTGAAGCTCATATGCCTGCTGATGGGTCTGTGTTTATGTTATGGGTAAATTGTATGCACCAAATACGGAATGATTCAGATGAAGAAAGGTATCATTTATTTTGTGATGCCTATGATACTCAAGGTGTAACAGAAAATTTTAAATACACCGACAATATTAATAAATTAATAGAAGAAGCCGAAGCATACAGAAAACATTTAGATTCTATACATGTAGACTTTTTTCGTAAAGTAATATATTCAATTGGTCGTGAAGTATATGTAGCTAAATTCAAAATGGAACAAAAGATGATAGAAGCATCTTACAAGTTAAATGATAAACCTCAATACGCTTAAAAGAAATGTTTTCACCTGCACCTACCAAGTATCACAAATTACAATTCTGATACAGGTACTACTTGCAGTTGTTGGTCTAGTTTACATTTACTTTAACTTTTCTTGGTGGTATGTGGCTTTGCCTTTTATTTGGTATGCGGTTTTACTATGGGGGTCACATCACATAGCACTACACCGTTATTTTTCACATGGATCATTTGACGTAAATAAGTTTTGGCATATTGTAATGTGTTATAGCAGTTGTTTAGTTTCTTTTGGTTCACCATTTTCATATGCTTTGGCACATAGAGCACACCACAAACACTCAGATACAGATAAAGACACTCATGCACCAACAAAGATTGGCTATCTGAATGTAATGTTTTTTAAATGGAAACTAGATAGTGTAAACCTATTAGACAGAAACAGAAAGATTGACGATTGGGCCATACATGCTCATAAGAATTATAGTTTAGTTATTTTGTTTTTCTATATTGCATTGTTGTTGATTGATGTTGGTTTAGCATTCTCATACAATATTGGCATAGTGATTGCATTGTTTGGAGTTGCATATGTGAACGTGTTTTCTCATGTGAAAAATCCATTAAATTATAGAAATTTTGAAACGGACGATTTATCATCGAATAACTTGTTTGTAGGAATTGTAGGCGGTGAATGGCATAATAACCACCACTACAACCCACAAAATTGGAATGAAAAAGTGAAATGGTGGGAACTAGATATACCTGCACAAATAATAAGACTAATAAAAAAGGATTAAAATGACAAAGAAAAAAAGTAATTTAATGGATGAAAGACAATCGTTCAAACCTTTCCATTATCCTTGGGCCTATGAAGCATGGTTAAAACATGAGCAGATTCATTGGTTACACACCGAAGTACCAATGCTCGAAGATGTAAAGGATTGGAAGAATAGACTAACTGCAAGTGAGAAACAATTTCTAACACATATCTTTCGTTTCTTTACACAAGGTGATGTGGATGTGGCAGGTGGCTATGTAAAGAATTATCTACCATATTTTCCACAACCAGAAGTTCGTATGATGCTATTAGGCTTTGCGGCTCGTGAGGCATTGCATATTGCTGCTTATTCGCACCTGATTGAAACTCTTGGTCTGCCTGACACTATGTACAATCAGTTTTTAGAATATGATGCGATGAGGCAGAAACATGATTATGTCTTAGACATTTCATCACAGAATTCTTCAAAAGAAAACACCGCAAAGCATATTGCTGTATTTTCAGCATTTACTGAAGGTATGCAATTGTTCAGTTCATTTATCATGTTGTTAAACTTCCCACGCAACGGTACAATGAAAGGCATGGGTCAAATTGTTACATGGTCTATTGTAGATGAAACAATGCACACAGAATCAATGATTAAGTTGTTTAGAACCTACATTGAAGAAAATAAAGAAATTTGGAATGATGAACTCAAAGGTGAATTATATACAATTGCAAGCAGAATGGTTGAATTAGAAGATAAATTTATTGACCTTGCATTTGATATGGGCGAAATGTCAAAATTGACAAAAGAAGATGTAAAACAATACATTAGATACATAGCAGATAGACGCCTCATATCTTTAGGTTTAAAAGGCATCTTTAAAGTTAAAAAGAATCCATTACCTTGGGTAGAAGAAATGGTCAATAGCCCTGTTCATGGCAATTTCTTTGAGAATCGTGTAACTGATTATGCTAAAGGTGCCTTGTCTGGCAATTGGGACGATGTTTGGGGCAAAGCCGCTTAATTGAAAGGAAAAATATGAATTTAAATGTTTCAGCAGCAGAAAGTTTAAACACAGCAGTAGCAGGTGTTCTTGGTAGAATGTCTATTGGCATATTTGCTACAATGATTTTTGCTTCTATTGTAGTTGGACTTGGAATAGTTCCATTGTTATTTTCTGGTATACTTGGATATGTTATTATATTTGCGCCATTAGTTATGAGTTTGTTTTTGGCATGGAAAGGTTCTGAGATGTCAGAATCTACTATTAAACTTTGGTTCTTCGCTTTCGCAGCAGCAATGGGTCTTAGTTTAAGTTTATTATTCTATGCATATACTAGTGCAAGTATCGTTACTGCTTTATTTGGAACAACTGTTTCTTTCGGCGCATTAGCTGGATGGGGTTATTTCACCAAACGTGACATTTCGGGGTGGGGTCCATTTCTTTTTGCAGGTGTTATTGGTCTAATTGTTGCAAGTATTGTAAATATCTTTGTTGCATCAACCGCATTACAAATGACATTGAATGTTCTTTGCATTTTGATTTTTTTAGGTCTGACCGCATATGATATGAATCGTATTCGTGATATGTTTTGGTCTGCAAGTGAAGATGAGATTCGCCGTATGCAATGGTTTGGTGCATTGAGTTTGTATATCAACTTTATTAATATTTTTACAAGTCTATTGCAACTCTTAGGAAATAGAGAGTGATGATAGAAAATGCATTACAAAAGCATATTCATTAGTGATGTGCATTTGGGTACTAAAGATTGTAAAGCTGAATTATTAAATAATTTTTTGAAATACAACACCTGCGAAACCTTGTATCTCGTAGGTGATATAATTGATGCGTGGAAAATACAGAAAAACAAGTGGCGGTGGAAACAATCACATACAAATGTTGTGAGGCGTATTTTAGGTTACGCTAAAAGAGGGACAAAGGTTGTCTATGTTACAGGCAACCATGATGAGTTTTTACGACCAATGATACCGTATGGCCTCACATTTGGCCTAGTAGAAATTCGAAATCAAATAGAACACATTGGTATTGATGGTAAACACTATCTCGTAACGCACGGTGATCTATTTGATGGCATCACAAGAATTGCTAAATGGCTGTCGTTCTTAGGTGATTCAGCATATGATTTTGTATTGAATTTGAATAGTAAGTTCAACTGGTGGCGACATAAATTTGGCCTGAGTTATTGGTCATTGAGTCGTTATTTAAAATATAAAGTCAAGCGAGCCGTAGATTTTATGTTTCAGTTTGAAAAGAATCTTGCTACACATTGTAAGAAAAAAGGCTATGATGGTGTAATTTGTGGACATATACATCATGCTGAAATAAAAGAAATTGATGGTGTAATGTATATGAATGATGGTGATTGGGTTGAATCTTGCACCGCATTAGTAGAAGATATGAATGGCAAGTGGGAAATTATAACATGGACCGAATTATTACAAAATGAAAAAACAACAAAACAATTTAAAGAGGCGTTAGTATGAAACTTTATATTTTTTTAGCACTGGCCATCGCAATTGCGGCGCCAGCATATGCACAGAAAACTCCAAAAGGTATGGTATATGAAGCACAGATTCTTCGTGTATCTGATGGTGATACGGTTGTAATTGCTGCACCATTTTTACCACAACCATTGAAACCAGAATTAGCGGTTCGTATCTATGGTGTAGATACTCCAGAAAAAGGTCATAGAGCTCAATGTCCTTCAGAAGATGCTCGTGGTAAAGCCGCATCAGAATTTACTAAAAATGCAGTTGCACAATCACAAACTCGTCAAATGGTATTGTATTCTTGGGACAAGTTTGGTGGTAGAGTTTTAGGTGATATAATTCTCAATGGTCAATCGCTACGCACCATGCTTATTCAAAACGGCTTTGCTCGTGAATACTTTGGTGAAGCTAAACAATCATGGTGTAACTAATGGCATCACTACACCATATTTGCGATGAGTGTGGTTCTGAATTCACACTCAAATATAACGAAGAACAAACCGAATCCGATCCTCAAAACTGTCCATTCTGTGGTGAATACATACTAGAAGGTATGGACACTATTGAGGATGAGGATGAATGAGTTGGTTTTTTCTTAATACAACAGATGAATTTACAGAAGAACATATAGGCGAGGCCTTTGGTTTCGTCTATATGATTACGCACCTAAAAACAGGTCGCAAATACATCGGTAAGAAATTCTTTACCAAATCTAAAACCAAGCAAGTAAAAGGCAAAAAGAAACGATCACGGGTTTCAAGTGATTGGATGTCCTATTGGGGTAGCAATAAGAAACTACAAGAAGAAGTAAAAGAAAATGGAAAAGACCAGTATGTCAGAGAGATATTACACCTCTGCAAAACTCGGAGTGAGTGTTCTTATTGGGAAACTTGGGAGATATTCAGTCGTCATGCTCTAATGCATGATTCATACTATAATGAGTGGGTGTCTTGTAGGATTCGGAAGGACCACTTGGTAAAGCCTTAGCTTTATTATCAAAGCGGAACACCAATACTTATGAGCCTGGCAGGTATAAACCTGCAATCACCAGGTAAAAATTTAGCACATTTGCCTCATTATTATGTTGCGATGCAGTATAATTATACTAAATAACTGAGTAACGCTTAAGGAGGTTACTAATGTTATTGAAACTTAAATCTTTTCTCTGTATATTTTGGGAATGTATAATAGAAGCACAACAAAAGCGTGCTGAATTTTACAGAAAAACCAGAAGATTCATGGAATAAACCACTCGCTTAACCAAGGAGAAATAAATGTTTGACTTTCCAAAAACCAATGATTTTGCTTTCGCAGTAAACAAATCCAAAGATGTTGCTGTATCCACAGTTGACTTTGGTAACACCCTTTTCAACGAGAGCTTAAAGTTCTTCAACGAAATCACAGGAAAAACCTTTTATACATATACGGTGAAGGCTGCTGAAGCTAACTCACAGGTCACCGAATATGCAAAAGAATTCATCAAAACAGGCACCATCAAAGAAATTTTCGCAAATAGCGGAAAAAACTAAATCTTGGTATCCAGTCGCAAGAAACGGTTGGATTATCAAATTTTCTATTTTTGATGAATGTAATTTTTTAATTACAGTTATTTCGCAATACACAGGACAGGCAATTATCCGATATTTTAACGATGAGGATGATGCCTGTCTTTTCATTAACTTCATCCAAGAATTAGATGCTGAACAAGTAGTTGACCTTTAATCATTTATTGTGAAAGATATATTATGAAATCTTTATTCTATTCTTACAATCAAAAAGTTGACAAAGCCTATATCATCCGTGTAAAAGGTCACGAAGTATCTGAACAAAAAGCCTCAGAGTGTGCAGCATCATGTCGTAAAGTTGGAATGCCATATGATTTCTGGGATGCTTATGATGGTACTGGTGACACAATAATTACACCTTCACACCATAATATAGTGATGGATTTAATTAAAATTATGGATCATTATATGACCAAAGGTGAAGTTGCTTGTGCATTGTCGCACATTAGTTTATGGGCTAAATGTATTCAACAAGATAAACCATTGGTTGTATTAGAGCATGATGCAATAATGGTAAAACCATTTTTAGATCATCCAACAATAGGCACTCTCTGTTATCTTGGCGGTCGTGAGCAAGCTAAGTTTGGTTGGCCTGTATATCCAACGCCACCTCATGCATCAGAAGGACCAAACTATCATTTCATATGCCGTGCTCATGCATACTCAATAGACCCACAATCAGCAAAAAATCTTTTAGCATATGTAATCAAATATGGTTTAACAGGACCATTGGATATTATAATGAGAACTGATTTGTTTCCTGTTGTACAATTTGATTTGTGTGCTTATGATGAAGATAATGGTACCAAAGTTACCACAATTAAAGGCAGAGATCATGTAAATGAAGAAGGCAAACCTGCTCATAGACCAAGCCTTAGAAATGACAATCTTACCTTCTAATGTTTGCCTCAATAAAAAAATACCTGTGTTATAATGGTTTTATATGAGTAAAATCTTTGCCATTTGGCGAAATCTTACCGATAAAGATAAATTAGAGGTTATATTTGCCCTCATTTTTATCTTACTTGCGGTGATTGTTGTTCTACTTGGCATTGCTTGGTCTCGTGGCCATGATGTAGATTATTTCAAAGAGCGCATTGTGATTATAGATCAAAACCTTGCTGGTATGAATAAAAGAATGACTGAACAAGACCTGCGTTTTGATAAGATTGTAGAAGCAACAAACGAAACACGGCAAGCACTCAATAATGAAATAACCCGAAACAACGAGCAAGAAAAATGGATTGAATATTGGAAATCATTACCATCACTACCTAAACCAAAAAATACAAGATGATACTTCAAGGCAAATACACAAAAACTCAAGCATCAGCCATAGAGTATTTTGCTACACAGTTATTGACACCTCAGTTAAAAAATCATATAATTATAAATCTAAAGTTTATTCGCAAACTGCCTGTATGTGGTTTTACCGAAGTTGATGGCCATAATACTAAAGGCGTACCAAGAGAGTTCATATT